CCCCATCTTCATGTTTAGTAGTATAGGGAAGCAGCAAGCCTCCCTATACTTTATCTTTATATCGAGCTATTACCTCTCGAATTTAAGATTTTTTTTTACGCTTTTTGAATGACCAGAACGTAAGCAGTGGCGGAAGCTAAATCAATATTCCCACCAGTGTTATTAGCTAGTATACAAGTAACAGTATCAGCCGCTGTCACATTTGCAACCAGCGTTAAATCTGCTACGTCAATACTTAAACTTGCCAAAACAAAGTCACCAAGAGAAGCACCAGTAACGGTTATCTCTTTAGCTTGTTCATTACCATCAGCTATAGAACCAGCGTCCCAAGCAATTGAGCCTGAGTAAGCAGTTCCTAACTGGTCAAGGTTATTGTCAGCTTTATTCTGTCCATATAGAGGGTTAGCCATAGTTTAATCTCCTATTTCCAAACAGCATGGGCTTCTGGCATTTGCCATTCCATCCCAGCTTCAGTCTGAATTAAGTCGACTCTACGGTCAACACCACTATTTTCAAGAGTCTGTACTCCAACGTAAATTGCCGTATCGCGATTTAGTCCATTACCAACAAGCGGTCTGTACGCACAATAACGCATATTAACTGCGAGAATCTTGATCTGGGTTCCGTCTAGGTGAACATTACGAGCAACATTCATTACTCCATAAGGAGTAAAAATTGTTGTAATGTCAACACCAAAGACGTTCTTCCGTGCTCCCATGTCAAAATTGCCACGACCATACACTGCTGTAGAGTCTGCAACTTTAGAAACATTAGCAGAAAAGTACCCACCAAGTTTATGCAGCCAATTATACACATCTGTTCCTACAAAGAACATAGTTGCATTTGCATTATTATAGCGAGGGTCTAAGAACTGTGACATGTCATCTAAGAAATCATCTTGTGATTTTGTCGTACCAATGGTAGCACCTTCAAAGATATTACCATAACTTAGACAATAATCTACAGCTCCCTGAGTATACCAGGTATCCCCGACCTTTCCTTGCTGACCAAACAGTATGGATTGTTCAATATCCCATTTGTGTTCGATCAACTTTTCACGCCAGACACGAGCCCACTCATTTTTTTCATACTTCAGAACGGTAGCACGAGTTGTGTTATCCATTGCCATTGAAGTTTTCCAAATTTGAGTACGTCCATAGCCGGTTGAGAAAGGTTGGTCTTTCCAAGTCTCAGGGTAACCAGTCCCTTGAGCATGCGCAGAGCCAACAACATAACATCGTTTTGGCTCCAAATCAGTTGCTATGTTCTGTTTATAAGTAGTAGTTACAGCTGTCGTAGCGTCTTCGAACATTAAGTCCTGTTTAGCTGTGACACCTTTCACTATTACCGTTTTAAGAATAACATAGTTAACTGAATCAGTAACGCTCTCTACTTTTGCCAAGAGATATCCCTTAGGGATTTCAAACTCTTGGCCTGCTGTACCATCTGCATCAAAATCCCTAAAATTAAGTTTAATAATTTGTTCTGGGATGAAGTAAGCAGGTTTAGTACCGTCAGTGCCAACGTTAAAATCTGAACCAGACTGCCCTAAAACATTTCCAATGTTCCCAGCAGACTTATAGTCAGTACCCATTTTAAAATAATAGGTATCACCTTGGTCCACTGCTCCGGCAGCTATAGTAGCTTCTGTAGTTGATACTGATGATGATGCACCATGTGCAACACAATACGCATATCGCTTGTGATAAGAGGGGCGTCTTTCTGTAAACTTGAATTCAGGATCGTCAACGGGTCTCTTTGCTACTTTAGATAAAAACCTGAAAAAAGGGTCTTGAGCTATTGCTAACTCGCTAACTCTATCTCCAAAGTTATATCGTCGTCTAAGATCGCCAGTACTTAAAGCAGAACCAGGTCCTAAACCAGCAGATGACTCAGACAAACTATCTTCAAGTTGAAAAATATCAGCCATAATTTACCTCTTTATTTAGTGTTTATGCCTTTAGTTTATACTAAAGGCTTTCTCTAATTCAGAATCAATTCCAAGAAGAGTATCGAACACCATATCCTGACTCGACCTTTCGGGGCTACTATCGCCTGAGCCTGTAGCAGCTGCGGAAGAAGGTTTTTCTCTAACTTTCTTCATCTGCTGCATCATCTCACCTTTAGTATTCTGAGCTATTTTATCTTCTTTCTTTCCCCTGTTCATCAAAAAGTAAACATCGTCATAAGTAAGAGGTCTAGATTGTGCAAAATCCACAACATCTTTAAACTCATTATCACTCATTTTATGTTTATCACGAAAACCCTGTTCCGCTGTTACGCGTTGGTTTTCTTCTTTTGATTTAGCAGCGAACTCTCCAAGCCTTTTTTGAACAACTCCATCAATAGTAGCGTTCAATAATTTGCTTGAATCAGAAGAAGTATCATCAATAGCTTCATCATAGTCAAAGACGAAATCTTCGTCTAATCCTAATTGCTCCTTCAGATTGCCTGGTGTTGAACCACCACCCTCATAATATCCCTTAATATGTGATATTAAATTAGGGTCTTCTCTCATATCATCCAAAATAGGTGCATAGGGTTCAAGTTCGTTAAGCCTACCTTTCAACTTTTTAGCCTCTCTACTCGAATCTGCGTACCTCTTTTCGTAATTATGCCCTTTTTCTTGCACTGTTTCTTCTCGGGGGCTGATTTCAGCCGTTGCGACGTCTTGCTGGATGGGCTCCCCAGCTTCATTCTCAAGTACTACACTATTAACCTGATTATCTAATTCTTCAAAAAAGTTATCAGAATTTTGAGTTTCGAGGCTATCGTCTGGCGAGTCATCGCCTTCAAATAGGTTATCTTTTTTCTCATTGTGCAGTGCCATAATATACCTCCATTAATTTACTGCGTTTGTTGTTACCTTTCAACGGGTTTTTTTATATTTCTTTTACTCTCTTCTTTCATTAAAGATCGTAGAAACTTTTGTTGAGCTTGTGTCTCTAATACCTCTTTCCTTACTTCATTACCAGCCGTTCCTACTTTATCTTTAATACCAGACTGCACAGCTTGTCTTGATAAAGTATCAATAGTTCCGTCTCTATCTTTCAACTCCTGTGCCAAACTTTCAACTTGTTGTTTCAACTGAGCATAAATACTTTTCCTTTTTATAATCTGTTCTTTATTTCTAATATCGGTTTCTGCCAACATTGCTATATCATCAATCAATCCAGACTGGAACCATCTAAAATACTCTTCCATTAATGCCCACCTATTAATAGGCATAGTAGAGCCGCCAATATATCTTACATCAAACTTACTAGACGCATAATCATTCCACCTGCTTATAACATCACCATAGTCATTATAAATTGGTACATTAATCTCTACTGATCTATCTTCAAATCCACCAGCCTCAGGCTGTACTATTCTAAATACTTTGTGAGCTGTATACGTACTTTGGGCTGTTTCTGTAAATACCTTACCCAAGTGCTCTAATGCTGGCTCCATTATAGTTTGCATCCATGATTTGATTCTACGAGTGCCATACTCATCCATAGCAAGCATTCCTCGATATGTCTCAGTCTTCTCTTGCTCCACTCCTTGCAATGTCCCTGGAACTCCTGAAATATATTCAATATCTTGCTTACCCTGCTGTGTAATAGTATAAAATGCCTGATTAAGACCTAACGGCTGTACGGGGACTGGTGGTGTAAATCCTGGTCTATATTTTAATAAAGCCCCTGGTGCTGAGGAATATTTTTCCCATTCTTCTTCAGGTACAGAGCCTTCCTCGTATAACCACCTTAAATTAGAACTTAAATTAGCGTTATGCAACATGATCTGATGCGACTTATTAATTTCTTGTTGCTTGCCTACGAGAGGGGTGACTGCGCTCATTGGATACGGAGTCCCTGTGTATGTATAAGGAAATGGTATTATGGGATACTCAGTATTAGGTAAATAATATTCGTATAATAATGTATCACCAGCAACGCAAGTAACTTTTACCCTAGTATCATAATACCGAACAGAATCAACGAGAGTATCTAAAAATTCTTTATTCTTAATAAGTAGATTATATTCATCTTCATTTACTACTTTATTTTCCACTTTAGAAATCTCTTCAGTGACCTGAGCTTCGACAGCGGCTCTTTCTGACTGAATAGACGACTGTGTTTCTTTTGCAAGTTTCTCAATCTCTAAATTAGCCCTTGATTCAATAATTTCACCACGCTGTAAAGCCATAGTAATTGATATTTCTTTTTCCTCAGCGACAACCATCATCTCTTTAGATATAGTATCCATTCTTTCCTGTACTTTACCATTTATCATTTCCATTTCCTCTGGTGATGGAGGAACTTTAATAAATAAATTATAATATGGTAATTTTTCTTTAGAGTACATCTCATAGAAATCAATCATATCATCATCTTCACCAGATGGCTTATACGAAGATGAAATAATATCGCCAGCTTGTATGCTTTCGGATATACTAACGTTTCTTTCAGTATATGAGCCAGATGTGTTTACAGAGCCGCTAGAATTTTTTATTTTATTTTTATATTCAGGAAGTATACTAGAAAGATGATGCTTAGGTAAGTCCTTTTTAACAATTATATAAGCAGCGTCCCTGAACAAGAAGTCACGGCTCATTGGGTCTATGTATACATCAAAAGGCTCTATTCTTTTAAATACTACTTCGCCCATTCCTCTGTCTTTATCAGCGTCTACATCAACCATCATATATCCAATACCCTTTGTAAACGCATCCTGAACTACTTGTGAAAACAATGACTTACCATTCGATATATACCAACAGTAAGAAGCTACATCGGCATGAACAGCTGCTATGTCAACATCAGAGCCCTCAGCCCCAACTGCTTGCCACCTAGGGTTATTAGCAGTGACAAAAAACTTCATTATCTCTATAGCTGGTGTGATCCTGTTAATAATAAAATCAGGCATGCCAGCTTCTTTTAAATCATCACGCTCTTTAGAAGTTAACTGATCATTTAAATAAAAATCATAACCACGCTGATTCATATTACGCCATTTAAGCCTCTCAGCTGTAGCTGACTTATTCCATAATTCCCTGACTGTCTCAGCCTTCTTTTTATTACTTTTTTTTGGCATTATTCTACCGCTCCTAATAATTCAGATGGGTCAATTCTATCCTTCCTTTTCCACTCATTACCTTTCACAGCTT